AAATTAATGTTACCAACTAGGAAACCTATGAAATCTCAAATGAATAATTTAAAATAAAAAGGGGAGCCATAAAGACTCCCCCAGGCAACAGAAGACATCTAGAGAACCACTCTAGGTGTCTTTTTTTTTGGCTAGTACAAAACTAACCAAAATTTAATTTAGGTATACCTAATATAGGTCTACCATCAAATTTATTTTTATTAGCAAATGGACCATTGATATGATTGTAATGTAGAAATACTTGACCACAAACATTACCTTCAAATGGCTCTCTCCAATGTTCTAATTCACAGCCACTATAAACTAACATATCACCTACATCTAGCATAACTTCCGTGCCTCTAGGTGCATTAGGTTTATGTATATTATTATGTTCATCAATTACATTATCTGACCCTGTGCCATCTATAAATATAGACCACGGATCACCTCCTAAATTTAATGTAGTAGATATTTCACATGATGGTCTATCTTTATGTCTTTTTAATATATCACCACGTTTATATATTCTAGCATATGAATATGTAGGAACTAATGCTAAACCTGTTTCTTGTTGCATTCTAGGTAGTACTTTCATTAATAATGTTTCCATAGCAGGATCGGCATAATGTGAATATGTATTTGGTATTTGTTTATCTTTCCATGTACCTAATAATCCATTGTCATAAGTAACATTATTTTGATACATAAAATGAACTGCATCACGTTTAAGTAAAAAATAATTAAATATAAAATTAGCTAATTCATAACTAATTGCATTCTTTATAACTTGATATTTATTAAACATTAAATCCCCTTTGTATAAAATTAAAACTTACAGATATTCTGATATCATTTGATTTATTTGGTTCAACACAATGCCATAACCAAGATGGAAACACAATTATTCTACCTACTAGAGGCTGTATATGTAACTCTCTCCATAAATATTTTGGAGGTTGGCCTTTAATTCTTACTGGCATATTTGTTTGAATACCTGGTCTTGGATCATTACATATAAGATTTCCACAATTTGGTTCTGCTTTTATATAATATACACCACTAAATAAACAATTAGGATGAACATGAGGTCTATTGTATCCTTTAGGAGGATTTATGTTTGCCCACATATTGCCAATAATTGGATCTCTATCTAACCATTCTTCTTTAAATACTTCAAATTGCATTTTAAATAATTCATCTACTAATGGTTTAAACACAGGTATTTCGTGCATATTAGTTTCACTATGCCACCCATTAACATTTGTTTTTTTAATTCCTTTATCTCGCTGAGACCAAGCAATTATTTCTTGTTCAAATAATTTATTATCTAATACTACATCTTTAGCATAAATAATTGTTGGAAAAAATTGTTCTTTAATCATCTAAAAGGTTTACCTCCAAACCAAACAACTAAAGATTGCCTAACACCTCTAGTTACTGGTGCAACTCTGTGATTTAAAAATGATGCAAATACAATTGCATGACCTTGTTTAAGTTCTGCAAACTTACCAGGAGCCATAAGTTCAAGATCTCCACCTTTAAATTCTAAAGGATCATTTAATAATAATGTCATAGATATTTTTCTAACAGGTGGTTCGTGTTGCATATTTACATCACAATCCATATGCCAATCATAAAATCCTCCTTCAGGATATTCTGTAAACTGTGCTTGTTCTGTTATTTGAATATCTCCAAAACCAAAATGATTTTCATTTGCTTTTTGTATAAAACGATTAAGGTCTTGATACATGTGACTCATTTCTTTAAAAGGTATCCAAGATATTGTTGTAATTCTTTTCTTAGTATCAGTGCCACCACCAGGTTTACCCATACCAATTTGTGCTTGTTGTGGTTTTTGTGATCTACCTGATGCAATAATTTGCCTGCATTGATCAGGTGTAAATAAGGGTGTTGTAGTTTGTATAATCCAACTTTTCCATTTTGGCTCTGTGATGTGTATATTTTCGTACATTAACTTATTCCTCTATTAAGAATTGGATTATAATCTACATCCATATTACATGCTAACGTTCTTCTATAACCTGGTCCATTAAATGGGTATACACAATGTCTCATATCATATGGAAATACATAAAAATTTCTTTCCTCCATCGCAGGACCATAATCAACATTTGCAAATTGTCCAGTGCTTGCACCTAATATTTGAAGTTGTCCATTCATTGGTTTATCAGACGCTGAATATTCAACACCAGTTTGTTTAGGCAATTTTAAAATCATAACACTAGATAAACCTGTAAACAATGTTCCTTGATGTACATGTACTGGATTGTATTCATGTTCTTTCATTTCATTTACCCATATAGAATTTATATGAGTTTTAAATTCTTTTACTTTATTCCATTGTAAATAATGTGTCATAACTATTTGAAACCATTGTAATACATTTTGAGGTAAATAATTATGTGTATTCATTTTATTATTAGGTGCACCATCAAAAAATAATGAATGTTCATTTGCAATTTTACCTACTAACTGTGGGTTAGCTTTAGGTAATTCATGTTTTTTTGTTTCATAAATATTATTAATAATGTTATACACATCTACAGGAACTTGATATTTAAGAACTGATTGTCCTAAAAATATAAAATTATATTCTAAACTACTCGGGTTTTGCTCCAAGTTCGTGTGTAAGTTTATCTTTTTTAGTTTGTTCCAATTGTCCATTTTCTTTTTTTATCCTCTCAATAGATTGTAATTGACCTAATACATTAAATACTTCAGGTTGTGAAGATCCAGAAGTTAAAGTTTCAGCTTTATTTTTCATTGTTAAATGGTAAGAATGTAGCTGATGTGTATTTACATTTTGCGTATCAAATGAACCATCATCAAATTTCTTTTTAAATTTAGACCATAGTCCTATTTCTCTCATTCTATCTCTAGCAACTAATTGCATAGATGCTTTACTATATATTTTTTCATCTATATCAATTTGTAATAATTCCTTTTTTAGTGGATCTGTTTCTTTATCTATTTTTTCTTGTAATCTTTTTATTTTAACTTCTGTTCTTCTGTAATCAAAAGATAGATTCATTAAGTTTTCTAAAAAAACATTTTGTTCTCTAACACATTGCCAATACTTTGCAGCTTTAGTTGGATACTTTGCATCGTTTAATACAGAAAACTGCATTTCAGTTTCTGTTCTAAACATTTGTTTCTTAGTCCATGTATCTCTAAGTTCTTCTGTTAATCCTTTAAATTGTTTTACATCTTCTGGATCTAACAAATTATTTAGATTAGGTGCTTCCTTTTCTATTAACTCTTTTATATTTCTCTTTTCCATATTTTCCTTATATTTTTTGTATTATTTGTTTAATGTCATCTTGCATTTTTTTACCCATAGAATTTGCATGATTAATTATGGCAGCACATAAGTTAGCTTGATAGGGAAAACCTTTTAAGGCATCTCGTATTTTACCAACAGGTTTACCGCCATAATCTATTACTATAGCATTATCTTTGTTTAATCCTATTTTTAATTCAAACAATATTCCAGTGTATTTATCTAGATTATTTTTTTCTTTCATCAGACACACTCTCCTTTTGTATATTAACTGGAGTTAGTGCAGATATAGAGTTCATAATTTTAACGACTTCTCCGTATGGTCTAGTCATTAAGTATCTCATTATATCCATTAACTGTTCCGAGCTAATTGCATAGGTTTTTGGTGTTGCCTGTTTTGTTTTGTTTTTATCTTCAGCCATTTGTCCTCCTATTAAAATGGTATGTCATCATCATCAACGCTATCATCAAAGTGTTTAGATAATGTTTTTAAGTTTTCTTCAGCATTAGATATTTTAGTTAAAACTTTATCTAACTCATCTAAAAACTGTGGATGTTCTCCTATAGCAACTGGTTTATCAAAATAAACTTTAGCAGTTGCTTTACCTGCTGCTATTTCTGCCTCATACTTACGTTTAAGTGCATCTAAAAATAGATATCTCATTACTCTGCTCCTTTAAATTGGTAGTATTTGTTTTCTACTAAATCCTCTTCATCAAAGTAAGGATTAGTTTTTGCTGCTTTAGATTCTCTAGCATCTCGTATGGTTTGATTTAACGTTCTACCTTCACGCAAACAACCTGCAACGAAATCTTCTAACTCAAGTATTGCTTGTTTAACTTGCCCCATTATTAACCTCCTTGATTAATCTATTTAAATACCATTGTGCTTTTTCTAAATCTTGTAATGGTTCACCCTTAAACTTATAACGAGAAACATATTTTAAAACATTACCTTTAAGATATCCATGGTACTCATCATTTTCCATGCAATCTCGTATAACTTCTATAGTTTCTTTTTTACCATGTTTATAATGAGCAGGTGAATGAACATTATTATGTTTTCTTTCATTCTCATAAGACATATCATGGGTATGATC